CCCCTTTAGAGGTCCTGCCCGCGTTCGCGCAACACCCACATTCTTATTTTGGAATGTGAACCCTATGGAAGGTCTTATGGAGTAAGGAATATGCCTACTTCAACACGCTCAGGCTTAGATTGGTCCGACCGGTTTGTGACGAATCGCTATTCTGGCGGTTCACTCATTAACCATTGGGACGACCTCTTCTACCTGGGTGGCAATTCGGTACTCGTCTCTGACGGGCACCCTATGCATTTGTTAGGCACTGGCGCTGATGTCGGTGGCCCGTTCGGAGCAACTAGATGTCGTTGGGTCAATAGACCCCACACCATCAATATTGACTCCAAAACGGATCCCACAGACACCACTTTTTATACACATCGTGGGCCTTTTTCGGCTTATTATGTGAACCACAGTGGGCCCCCTTCTTTCTACGGGATTCCTGGTACTGTACCAGATTTCCTTATGAACGGATGGGGCACAAAGGGCATCGCCAGAACTATTCCTACCAACCCGCTTGCTGGTGTAGCAACCTTTGTAGGAGAATTACGTCAGGTTCCCCAACGCTTTGATCCACTTAAGTGGAAAGAAGCTATTAAGGACCTCCGTAAACTTCCGCGAAGGACTGCCGAGGAGTGGCTAAATTTCAATTTTGGCTACGTCCCCGTCGTCAATGACATCAAGAAGTTTGTTGATGTCACAGCGAAACACGATCAATATGTCACGCGTCTTATCCGTAATTCTGGAAAGAACGTGCGCAGAAGGGTTGATCTCTATAGTAATCAGACATCGGATTCAGTGGTGATATCGGAGAATGCCTATGGCACTCCGATTCTAGCCACTGAGGCCTATCTGAGAACCGGGCGTGTTACAAGGAGTGTCACTACAACAGAGAAAATCTGGTTTAGTGGCTGTTATACCTACTGGCTACCTAGCGAAGTGCTAGGAAAGCGGCATGGTAATAACATTTCTCAACGTAAACGTATTCGCCAAATTTTGTATGGCGATAAAGTCGACGTTGATACTCTTTGGAACCTCGCACCGTGGACCTGGGCTCTCGATTGGATTGGCACTTCAGGTGATGTTATTCACAACATGAATGCCTTTGCAAACGATGAGCTTGTCATGCGCTATGGATACGTGATGCGTATGTACGAAACACGTGTCGATTTTGCATTGGACGGCGTCGTATTACGCGTCGCCGGTCCAGTCTCCGCATCTCAAACTTGTTTTTTAACTAACAAGCAAAGATCGAAGGCGACTCCATATGGGTTTGGCATCAATCCGAGCGGATTTACTGCTCGGCAATGGGCCACAATTGGCGCACTGGGAATATCCCGAGTGCCCAACTCGCTCCGAGTTTAGAGCGGGATTTTCACTCACAGACACACAATTATGTGTCACTGCAAGGAACTTGTCCAATGGCTTTTGCCGATCCACAAACTATGAACTCCGTATCGTGTCCTCGGACATCTACGGGCATCAATCAAGGTGAATTCACCTCGAACGATGGGCTCACTAAAGTGACGGTTTCACACCAGTACGGTGCAAAACGTACTAGGCGAACTCTTCGCTATACTGATGCCAAAATCGCCGCAGACCCGCTGATCAGTGCTCAAAACATTCGGTACTCTATGAGTGCCTATATTGTTGTTGACACACCGACCGGTGGAGGTTATACCGTCGCACAGGCGAAAGCCATTGTCGACGCGCTTGTGGCGTACCTCGCTGCTTCATCTGGCGCTAAAGTCACCCAATTACTGGGCGGCGAAAACTAAAGATGAAGTTGCCTTGTTGCATATTACCCTCTTAGCACCTACCATAACTTTCTTTGGTAAGGCCTTTTAGGGCGCAACTCGCAGTGGAGGCAGAACGTCTTAGGACTTTGGATAAGTCATACCCCTGTTAAGGAGGTGCTTATGAAAAGCCTAATGGTTCTGTTGCAGAGCGTCCTCACAGATTGTGAGGCGTGGTGTTGCACTAGTGCCGCTATTGATCTAAGAACGATCAATAGACGATTTAAACACGAAGGTATATCGTTTCTTACGATAACCTTGCCCCAGTTCTGCAAAGACTTCGAAAGATGTCTCGAAGAAGGAAGGGTCAATCCCTCGCTCTTTTCTTCATTTAAGAAAAGAGGGTGTCTCCCCCGATTTCTCGGAGGTTTCACTGGACTTGTGTTTGATCGTGACACTGGTATGATCCTAGATGTTCCGTCAACGGATGCTATCTTCTGTATTCGTCAGATTACTCTGATGTTTAAGAAGATTCTTCTGCCTTGCACTTCTGCTCGGGAGAAGAAAGCCTATGACAGCTACATCGACTGTGAAGAAGAAGTACGTGTCTGGACAGACTCCGCCGCTCCTTATCTTATCGATAAGTTTCGTCGCATGTCTAGTCTTCTTTGGGCTCATGATCTCTCTCTCATTGACCATCAGGTCTATGAGGGACATCATGTTCCCAGACACGGTCCAGGCTCAACTGCGGAACGAATTCTCGGAAATGAGAAATTCGATTCCAGAGTCTGGACAGAGCGACTGGAAAGATTCTTTCCAGTAGAGAACTTCATGATCCCCAATTCTGGGTTTTATGATGATCTCGACTCTGTACTAATTCTCCCCCCGGAACAGGAACTCCCTTCGCGGGTTGTCTCTGTTCCTAAAACGTTAAAGACTCCAAGGATTATTGCGATTGAACCTGTTTGCATGCAATATGCACAACAGTCAATTCTCGAACTCCTTGTCCAACAGCTAGAGAGGAGTGACTACCTCAATGGCTCAATTGGGTTCACTGATCAGAAACCTAATCAGTGGATGGCTCGTCTTGGGTCGTCAGATCGGAGTCTTGCGACTCTCGATCTTTCTGAAGCAAGCGACCGAGTCTCTAATCTGCTCGTAGAAACCATGTTGGCACCGTTTCCAACCTTAGCAGGTTGCATTCAGGCCTCTAGGTCTTTGAAGGCAGACGTTCCTGGTCATGGTGTTATCACCTTGTCCAAGTACGCGTCTATGGGGTCCGCTACCTGCTTTCCTATAGAAGCCATGGTCTTTTTGACTATCGCTTGCATCGGGATTGAAGATAGCGTGGGCCATACCTTGACCAAGAGCGAACTTCATCGCGTCTTGGGTTCGGTGCGCGTCTATGGGGACGATATTATTGTTCCCACAGAACATGTGCGCCTAGTGATCGATTACCTAAAACTTTTTGGTATGAAGGTAAACGCACACAAATCTTTCTGGAACGGAAGTTTCAGAGAATCGTGTGGCGGTGATTTCTACAATGGCGAGGAGGTAACTCCTACGTACATGCGTAGACTTCTACCGCAATCACTGGCTGACTCCAATGAGATGATCTCCACTGTTTCGCTTCGAAACCAATTTTATAAAGCTGGTTTTTGGCGAACAGCCGAGTTCCTGGACACTCTGATCGGAGGGTTTGCCCCCTTCCCAGTTGTCCTTGAAACATCTCCTGTTTTAGGTCGCCACTCATTCCTCGGATATTCTTCTCGAAGAATGTGTAAGCGTTTACACCGTCCTGAAGTCAAAGGAATGGTGACTAAAACCATCACGCCCAAGAGCCCGATTTCGGGACTTGGAGCTCTGATGAAGTTCTTCCTCAAACGTGGAGATAATCCAACCTTTGATGCGAAGCACTTGGAACGTCAGGGACGTCCCTTATCCGTCGACATCAAGATAAGGTGGGCC